TGGTAGACGTCCTCAGCGGCGTCGATGAGTTGCGTGAGCGCGTCAGACGGGCTGGTCCGCGCGAGGTCGCGCAGGCCGAGTAGCAGCAGCAGGGCACCGCTGGAGCAGATGACTGCGCTGGTCTTGACTGCGTTGAGGTCGAGTAGTTCGGGCTGTGTCATACCCTCAGTATCGGCTCGCCCTCGCCCCGCAACCCCGAAATCCTCGAGAACTTGGCCGCCGCCCTAAGTCTACCGTCATATTTAATCGCGTTTTCGCTGCGCCCGAACCCCAGGTCTACGGGTCAAGAATCGCCGGATCTTTGACCCGCCCGCCCAGGTCAAAGGGGCACCGGAATTTGACTCAAGCGCGAGGGGTGGGGGGCTTCCCCCGAAGCCCTGGCCCCCGCCCCCAGGCCACCGGGTCTTTTCCCCTTGACATAAGCCGCCTAAGTACGGTATAAGTAAGTTGTGGAACAGAGCCTCCCACTAACATTTGAGCAAATCAGCGGAGTCTACGAGATGGAGGACGGCCGCTGGTGGGTACGATTTCAGGCCGAGTTGTCTGATGGAACCATGATTACTTTCGTCCATTATTTTGACGAGGACCCGATGTGCGCCGCGACCCTTGGCGCCTCCGAGCCCTGGACCTAATGCGCGCCCCGCCGCCCCCAGGCCACCGGGTCCTTTGTCAACCCCGGGCCACCGCCCTGATTCCGCGAATACAGGGTTTTCGCCCTTGCATAAGCCGCCTAAGCATGGTATAAAGGTCCCATGCCGTTAGTGCCCTACATCGTCGGAGGAATTTGTGACAGGTTTTTGGTGGGCAAGGGCGAGCCCTCCCGCTTCCGGCGCTGGCAGGTAGAGCTGTCGGACGGCTCCCGGGTCTCTTGGGACGAGTGGGTAGACGACACCGACCGCCAGGTCCCCCGTGATATAGAGCATGTAACTAAGCCCGAAGACATGACTCTTTCCGACGCCCTTTTGGATGGTGTGGTTGGGGAGGAAGCCTTTACTGTGGGGCCCTGATGCGCGCCCCGCCGCCCGCTTACCCGACCCTCAAGGCCGCCCTCCGCGCGATCTGGGCCGACCCTATCGCCTATGGGGAGGCTATGGGCTACCGGGGCGACGCCAAGGGCCGCAAGCGCTTCGGCCCGGTCCACCACCTGATCGTCAAGCGCGTCCTCAACCTCCACAGGTCATCGACGCGAATTCCTCGAAACTGTGGTAAATCGACCCTAATCTCGGTAATCATCCCGTCCTGGAAGCACCTGCGCGATCCGTCTATCAGGACTATGCTGGGCTCCTCCTCGCAGTCGCTCGCCAAGGAACTCATCGGCGAGATCCGGGAAATGCACCGGGGCGATCTAGAGTTCACACTACCTACTGGCGTAGTATCGATCCCCCTGATTCGGCTATTCCCGCACATGGAGCCTGCCGGATCCAGCCAGAAATCCGGTCCCTGCGATTATCTCGATATCGTGGGAAAGTCGGGCAAGGGGCGCGAACACTCCTTCTTCCCGGCCAGTCCCGAGTCCTCGATCACGGGCAAGCACCCGCCGGACATCGTAGTAGACGACCCGTGCGACTTCAAGAACACGCGCACGTTTGACCAGCGCCAAAAGGGCAATCGTTGGTTCCTCTCGCTGGAGCCCATCCTCTATTCGCCCGAATGTCCTATCGCCCACGTCGGAACGATCTGGGCCCCCAACGACACCTCGCAGGCTATCGAGGACGACGGCTCTTACGACGTTCTCAACCTCCCGGCCTGGGTGCCCGAAAACCCCGAGACCGGCATCGCGGACGGCCTCGGCCCAGGTCCTCTCCCGGACGGCCGCTGGGCCGAACGCTTCAAGGGCTGCTACCCCCTCTGCCCCTCCTTCCTAAACGTAGAGGAGCTGCACGAGAAAGAGCGCCAATCCGAGGCCCTGGGCCAACCCCACTTCTTCGCCGCCCAGTACCTCAACATCCCGTCGGTCAGCGCGGACGCGATCTTCCCCGACCAGCTCATCCTCGACGCGACCTGGCCCGATATTCCCGATTTCGCCGGATATCCCGAACTCCTGCTCTGGGATCCCACGGGCCGCATCACGGGCAGCCAGGGCGACGCCAACGGCCTCGTCATCGTCCAGCCGGTCCCCGCCGCCACCTTCTCCAAGGCCACAGGTCGCGCCCTCGGCCTGGAGCCCGACCGCAACGTCTTCATCGTCCGCTATGCCCGCCAGGTCAACGGCGGCGTAGACGACGCCCTCCAGGTCGTAGAGCGCATCTGCTCCGAGCGCCCGGCCCTCAAGGCCATCTGGATCGAGGACGTGGTCGCCCAGGCCGCCATCGCCCCCTGGCTCAAGGAGCGCGGCAACGTCGAGGGCGTCCGGGTCCGCGGCCAAAAGGTCGGCACGGCCAAGCAATCGGCCCGCCTCCAGGGCCTCGCCACGGCCATGCGCGACGGCCAGGTCATCCTGCCAGCCGAATTCGAGGGCCGCGACCGCCTCATCCGCCAGCTCACCGAATACCCCGCGAGCGACTACGACGACCTGCCCTGCGCGGCCGCGCTCCTGGGCCAGCATAGGGAACGGAGGGGGTCTCTTCCGGGCGTCCCGGGCCCCACGCTCATCGAGGGTGACCCCGAGAGCCTCTGGCCCTCCCAAATCGGCGTCCGCCCCACCCGCAGGTCATGGCCCTAAAATAAATCCCGATAGGGGCTTGACACCCCCTAACTGCTGTGCTATAAAGCACCTGCCGCAATGGCCTCAAAACCATACATCCTGGCTGAGCTTGCTCACGCCAAGTTACGCGAACTTCTATACGAAGCCGCGCGGGAGGTGCGTCTGCCCATCGAGGGCCAAGAACGTCTAATCAATGACCTCTACACGGGTAGGGACGCCAACGCCGCCGGCCTCACTAACAGCAGCTCGCTCTCGAATCTGCTCTCGCTCTACCCCGACCGCGCCGTAACGGGCACATGGTCGCCGCCGGAGATGGGCATTAACATCATGCTCTCGCGGCTCCAGCAGCTCATGGGCGCGATGGTTCCTTCCAAGCCCACCTTCCACGCCAAGGCCCGCGTTGCCGGCGCGGCCCGCCTGGCCGAGACGCAGAACAAGATCGCCCAGTTCGCCTCGGACCACGGCAAACTGCGCGCCGCCATGAAGGAGGCGGCCTTCCAGGGCATGATGGCCCCTTACTTCGGCGCCCGCCTCCAGGTCAATCCGGACGCGCGCGGCCCCTGGGAGCGGATCCAGTACGCCTCGGTTGCGGCGCGGGATTGCGGCTATGAGCCCCATTCGCGGCGCTTTATGTGGCACTCGCACCGCGTCCAGTTCGGCGACCTGCCGGCGCACATCAAGTCCAAGATCGACCCGAAAAATCCGCTTAACCCGTGGGATCTGATCCGTCTAACGGAAGTCTGGCACGAGGGCTTCCGTTTCGGCCACAAGGACGCCGAGGACATCAAGACCTGCCCGGTCAGCTACTACCTGATGCCGGAGCCGCTCGATCCGGCCTCCGCCCCCGATTTCGACAAGGACCCGGCCGAGCGTGATTTCGGCCAGTACGTCCTGACCGAGAACGTGCCGGCCTGCCCGCTCGTCATCGGCGCGTTCAATGAGCCGGCGCCTGGCGAGGACGTTTCGCCCGTCGAGGTCGTGGCCTGGCTGCCGCACATTCGCAAGATCGTGCAGACGCTCGTCCAGATCAACCGCGAGGTTCGCAACCTCAACACCGTCCAGCTCATCCGCAAGGGCGCGGTCGATAAAAACATCCTCGACTCGCTGGTCCAGGAGGGCGTCCCCTCCGAGACGGTCTACATCGAGGTAGACACGGACGACTCCGAGAGCGGCGTAAACGCGACCTGGCGGCCCGTCGAGCAGTCCGACAATCTGAACTCGCTGCTCACCGTCCTCCAGACCGACCTGGCGCTTTTTGACGACATGATCGGACTCTCGCCGATGGAGCGGGGCATGGCGCAAAATCCGCGCAAGTCGGCGACCGAGGCCACATCCATTACGGCGGCCAGCTCCCGCAGGTCTCGCGCGCGCCTCGAAGTCATCGCCGCCGCCTTTTCGGACCTCTTTCAGGTCCAGTTTGCTTATCAGCGCGAGGCATTCGGCACGGCC